CACGCATTCCCTCTGAATTTTCAGTTGCCGCGCTTTTTGGCGGTGGATTTCCTGGATCCGGTTTCAATAATGCATCAATGTTATCAACATCCAACGCCTGATAAACCCTTCTGTACGCCTCACGCAAATTGTGCAACGCCGGATTGGCGATTGCCATTTGCAATTGCTGCTGCGCCAGCATGACACGCTGTGACATCGAGAATATGTTTGGATTGGATACCGGCAGAATGTCAACGCGATCATCAAAATCTTGTTGCTTGATCATTCTGTTTCCACCCTTCACCATGTAAGGATATTCAGGCGGAAGAAACATCTTGATGCAACGCGCTAATAAATTAAATTCAACGCCTTGCGCGTAGTGCAATCGCTTATGAATCGCGCTCATGACTTTTGTTCCACGCTCTAAAAGAGCAAGCGTGGTTCCAACTGGATTCTGCTCGTTACCTTCACCCATCTTCATGTCCGCGATCGCCGCGAATGATTTTCCCGCGTCAACACAGAAACCCAAGAGGGCGAATAAAGTTTGAGACGGTTCCTTGTAAGGAAGTGGCAACAGTGATTCTTTTATTGAAACTCCCGTCACGTCAACGTCACGAAATTCCCCCGGCTGCAATGGCTCGTCATGATCGCGTATGCGCATGCCTCGTGCCTTGAAACCTGCCGGAAGATTGGCAAGAGTTCCCGCATCAACTAACTGCCGCAAAACACTAGTTGCTGTTCTTGACAATCCGCCAAGCATGTGTATCAGACCAAAGCCGTAAAACCCCAGTCCGGGGAGGAATTTGTAGTGCGTAAAATAGTCAGTTCGTCTTTTTAATTGGTCAGTTTCCAACCAGTTTCTTTTTATTCCTAAAACCTTGGATGAAAACTGGTCAATCGTGATAATATACGGAAGCTTGACTTCGCTTGGGTCCTCGAACCCTGGAACATCGGCGTCAACATGCATTTCCAAAAGAACGTGCTCATCATCATCCGATGCAAGCGTGTCGCTTGTTCCCTGAAATTCATCAATCTTATCCGCCACATCGCTTGTTGTTGAAACGGATCCGGATGTAATTGGAACGTCGCGGTAAAATCCACTAACCTGTTTCTTTCTCAGTTCATTGGAATCAATTTTCGTGACATGCGTAATTCTGATTGCTTCTTCAAGCGAGGAAGCCATGTAATTTACAACACAATCCTCGGAAGAAACGAATTTTGAAACTGGTCGTTGCAATATTGAATCATAGTAAGTTTTCTTGAATGCCGAACCTGACAGAGGAAGATAGAACAGTAATTGATCCATGTCCGGATCATATTCCCTCATCACGTGCGTCAGTTGGTAATTCATGTAATCCTTGACACGCTTCGCCTGCTCCTCGACTTGAGGAGTGATCTCACCGACAACTTCCGTGTTAACGGGTCCTGCTGGAGGAAGAAGCTCCTTATACGCCTGCGCCTGAAACTGCGTCACCGATTCCGCGAGCAGTGGATGTACTACACCTGCCGCACCCTCGAAAGGCTGCGTTCGGTCCTCATACTTGAATCCAAGCATGTCCAATCCCTTGACATACGTTTCCTCCCAATCCTTTCTTGATTGTTTGTCGGATTCATAAGCCGCCACCAGTTTATTGGATAAATCCTGAAGATCACTTTCTTCAAGAAAATTAGCAAGATTTCCTCCGAAAGGAATCTGCGATTGGTCAACTGGTGCGTTAGGATCCGTGTTTATTTCAGCTCCGCCGTCCGGTAGATTAGTAATCTGCGCGCCACCTTCAGAAGTAACAGTTTCGTCAGGAACTTGTATATCAGCTCCCTGACCCACTTGTAAGCCATCTGTCAGTGCTTCGATTGCCTTTTCTATTGAACCAGCGGCAGGCCTTCTTGATTTAATAGCCATTTTACTTCTTTACCATTTTTTTATTAACAATACCACCTTTTTTATAGACTGGAATGGTCGCTTCTCCTGGAATTTTAATTCCAGTGTTAATGTCTCTCATTTCAATTAACGGGATCTTCTCCCACGTAAATCCGTTCCCGTCAACAATTGTTGTATCAGTGAAGTTGAATCCGCTTTTCTTCGCCATTCTTTTCATCGCCTTCACTCCGATTTCATCATAGAATTTGTCGCCACCTTTAGGAATAGCTCCGTGCGCCTTTTTCATCTTTCCAGTTGAAAGGGCGACACCGTCGTATCCCTTGTCATTCGCCATCTTCATCAATCCTTGCATGAACAGCTTCGCGTAGTTCTCTGACTTCTTGAACGCGGTGTCAGGGTGAACTTGTCCACTTCTTCCAGTTGCCCTAGCTTGAGCTTCCACTTTTTTCTGTAATTTCTTCACGTCACCGATCAGTTTCTTTATTGCCTTCTCAATGTTCTTCAATTCAGCCACATTCGCCTCTGATTCACGCTCAACTCTGGGCAACGCCTTGATCGCGTCCTTCCTGAGCCTTGTAGACTCCAAAGTCTGCTTTTTTGTGTCCAGTTGCTTCGCGAATTCGCCCATTTCGGCGAGAACGTCATGCTTATCGAGCCGTGGGGCGTAATTATATCCCTTTTGCGCCACTGCTTGATGCAAATCGGACTGAATTTCCTCGGCCATGAGGATTTTTCGTCCACTTTCATCAATTCTTTCACTGAACCTAAGCCAACCGAAGGGTGAATTGCCAGTATTCCCCTGAAAAACCTCTCCGCTGAAATGTCCTGACCTATAATCAGCCTCTTTCGCCCTTACGGCACCCGTATCAAAGTTCTGATAGAACTTCAATTCGCCGTATCCGGACCCTCCGGGTATGAACTGCGCCCCTTCGTGCGCCGGAGTCCTCTTGCTCTTGTAGAAGAATCCCCTTCCCTCGCTCATGTCGCCTAAACGGTATAATAGTTTCTTAGTCCAGAAGGGAATCGGCACGTCCGCCGTCATCACCTGCCTATCAAAAATGTTAAGCGCCTGATAAAGCTCCTCGAACGCCTGCTCCTCCGAGATGTTCTTCGCGATTGACAGTTTCGTCACGTCCTGTGATGGAACAAGCGTCGCCAGTTCATCACGGTATCCCTGCTTTACAATGTTGTTAGTCGTATGGAACAAGTTTGGAAACGCCTTCTCCCACAGTTCCTTGAAAACGCTGTCCCTGGTTTGAAAATGATATGCCTGTCTTCCCGTCGGCTCCAAAAGCTTGATTATTTGGTCTTCTTGATCCGCCCGCGGCGCAACTTTCGTCGTCCCCTTCATGATGTCAATCAGTTTTCCCCGTAAAACAAATCCGACCCTGTCCTGCGGTGGCTGGTGCAGGTCGGTCAGGAGCCTCGCGTCGTTTGAGAATATGTCGACCTGGTCGTCATAATGTGACGGTCCTCTCTTCTCCCTCACATCCAGGAGCATTTTAGCGAGATCCTTTCCTCCTCTTGAAACCGGCTCCGCGATCGCGATGTCCATGTCAATCTTCGGCATCTCACGGTTGTAGTTTTCAATGAGCTGCGCCTTTGTAAGCTTTTGCTTGGGATTGGCCTTATGCATGTTCGTGAGCAACGCTTCAAGCCCGAATTCATCAAGCTCCGTGGCGGACACTCCAGGCTTGTTCCTGATTGTTCCAAGCCACTGCTGCGCGTTCATGTTCGCGGCGTCGGGCATGTCCTCAATCGCGTTGACTGTTGATAGAAACATCGCCGGCTTGTCCTCGACCGCCTGTCCTACGACAACTTCAGTCGTCGCCTTTGGTTTAGCCAATGAAGGCTTCTTAATGTCTCCGAATCTTCCCACGGCCTTTGGAACTCGTCCAAGCTTTCCGAACAGGTTCGCGAATCCCCCGACTTGAAAATGCTGTCGTCTTGAACGATCAATGCTTTCCAATGGGTCTAGTAATGGCAGTCCTTCCGGCATGGGTCCTCTCTCTGGCGCTATTGTATCAGTTAAATGTCCGTTAATCAAGCCACCCTTTTTTCTATATGGCATTGATGTCATAATCCCTTCACGCGGCATGCCAGCTTTCCTCAATTCAGAAAAAGGAGCTAACCTGGTGTATATTCCTTGCAGGTCGCTGATTAATCTTTCCTCCCCCCTTAAATTAGATTTTAACATTTTTGGAGTATGCTCAATTTTAGTTATCAAAGATCTGATGATGGCTTTCGCCTGATCATCCTTTCCCAATAAATCAATTTGATTAAAGAATTGCGCTTCATTTTTTCCAACACGATACGCCCCGTAAGGTTCGTCAATGGCGAAACGAAAAGGAACGTCCCGGTTCATCGCGTAGCTGATCATGTCTTTTGTCTCCTTTGATAATTGTTCAGCTCGTCTTACATTCCCCTCATTCACAAGATTAATGATTTCATTGTAATTATCATACACGTCCCTTTCAAACTCTGTCTTCATCTTCAAGGTCGTCCCTTCCGGGGTGAACTCCTTCTTTAATGTTGTTCCGCGGTGGGGTTTTCGATGGACGGCGCTTATGTTGTCTATTTCATTTTTTCCTCCGAACATGAAGGATTTAACATGATCAAAATCAAAATAATTCTTCTCGCGAGGAAATAATCTATTAATGCTCTCCATAACACTCGCCCCCATTCCTTTTTGAAACGCGGCTGATTCAATGATGCTTTGGGGCTTATTTTTCCATTGATCCCTGACCATCTTCATGAGAACATGAGCTTTTCTTGGATCGCTGACGTCTTTTAATAATGGAACGTCTTCAAATTTTTTTAAGCCAAATTTTTTATAGACATCCTGGTACTGTAAAATATTCGTTTTATATTTATTATTATAGGCTTTCAAATATTTCATTTGAAAATCTATTCTATTTTGCATTCCCAATTTTCTGAAAGAGTCCTTGAACGCATCAATATTATCCAGTGCCTCATCCCTTGTTTTTGGATTCTTTATTATCTTTCCCTCGAGATTCTTATGAAGTGTTTCTAAATTAGCGTCCATCTTCCAACGACCGGCCATTCTTTGGTTTCTGTAATTATTTAAATTTTTTAATTGAGTCTTGTTCAAATACTGCCTGATGTGTTTTAAACCGACATGTAGGGCCTCGCGCCCCACATACGCTCCTTCAAACTGACCAGCCTTGGCTGGTTCATCAAAAACGTGTGTTTCGGGGCTGACTGGTTTATTAAATTTTTTTTGAACAAACGCCAGAAGAGCTTCTGGTGGCTCCAATCCATACTGCCTGCCTTTAGCGAAACTATTATATTCCTTCGCGACGTCTTTGGGAAGAACAGGGACTTTCGTGTCCCCCAGATTGGTCTGGTTCCCAACCGTGAGCCTGTACAGCATGTTGTTGAATGATTTTTCTCCTATGCCTGTTTTTTTCTGATAATCACCTATGGCCTTCGCCCTTGTTTTTATGGTGGGGTTCTCGGACAATATTTTTGTCACGTTTTCCGCCAAGTCAATTGTTTGAGGCATGGTTTTTTCTTTAAGACCCCATCCTTTTGTCAAGCGCCACTTCTCGCTGTTTTGGGCGTGCAGATTTCTTAAATTACTAAAATGAGGCTTGTAGGAAGAAAAAGGTTTTATTGCCTTTGAAATAGATGCAAATCCAGTGATCATTACTCAGGCCACAATGAAGCGATGCCGATTGGCGCCGCCACCCCGCCAACGAGAGCCTTGTTCTGCAACGCCATTTTGCCCATGGTCAACGGAGCCCCAAGCGTTTCTCTTGTCGCCTGCTCCGCGATTCCCGGCACGCGGGATTGTCCTGGAATTCCGAATCCAGGAGAGACTTCAGCCGGTGTTCCACGGAAACCGCGCGTAGGCTTGCTGAACAGTTTCGCCCCCTGCGCTATCGCCCGTGGCGTGTGAAGTATGTTCTTTATGTTTCCAGTCGCGATGCTCGTCGGAATTCCGAGAATCTGCGTCGCCGCCTGCGTCGCAGGATTGTCCTGATCGAACATTCCAGGGCCTTGGTATTTTATGTCAGGGGTCGTCTCGTCCATTCCCCACAGTCCTGCGTCCTGCAACTGCTCGAGTCCCAAGAACCCCTCATACGAGGAAGCCGCCGGCGCGAGCATGGATCCTTTCCCCTCGGCGTCGAACTTGAATATTCCGAGGTTCGGAAGCTGGAGGTCGCCGAAACGCGTCCACGCGGCGTTGACACCCGGAATCTCCTTGAAATTTTTTATGTAGTAGTTGTCATCATCCTGATAATAGTCCTCCTCCGTCATGTAGGATTCAGACATTCTCTTGTGAAGGTCCATCGCGTAATCCTGGAACTCCTTGTTGTTCTTTCCTAATCTTGCGATGTCGTCCATAGTCTGGATGTTGAAATCCGGAAGCTCCTGGGACAGCGCGTCAACGAACGTGTCCCCCGTTAAAACACGCCGGTTAATGTAGTTCTCGATG